CAGTAATTAGTAGGGTTTTTATAGAGACTCTAGACCCTGCTGGAGGCGCTCAACTAATTCAACTAAAAACAAATGGTCCTACAGGGACTATAGTTTTAAAAACTGCTGGAACTTTAGCAATTGATGCAGGGGAGGTGGCCATTCAGTCCGCTGGAAACATAGCTATGGGGTGTAATGGAGTCTTTAGTGTGGAAGCTCTAGGCGGTGTTGCGGCACAAACTCCAGCAAACATAGATTTAGAGGGCGCTACGGTTAATCTAGCTCCGGGCTCGGCTCCGACTATTCCTGTAGAACCAATAATTGCAACTAGAACAGCATCACCCCTAAATAACAATGATTACTTCGGTAGAGGATTAGAATAATATGGCATCATTCGACGTAGATACATTTTTGACAGTGCAGGGCCAGACAGGGGCAGGGCCTATACAAGCTTTGGGCATGGCTTATGGTGTCCCTAGTTGTATGCTTAACCTTGCTGGAGACGTATTAAGTCTGCTGCCGACTCCTGTATTAGTTTCAATGAACCTCGCCACTCAGCAGGGTAAAGCAGCCGCTAATGAAGTAATTCAGAAGCTTTTTAAGATTATTCAGCTTGATTCAGGCATCATAACTTTTGATACGGAAACGGGAACATTTCAGTTTGGAGTTGATGACGGGTGGTTAGGTATTCAGTCTAAAGATTTGGCGAGCGTTCTAGGATTTATAAACGGCTTGTCCGCGTTCGGCGCTCAAATTTATCAAAATGTAACCGCAGCTATAGATCAGGTAGAGGCGATTAAAGATTGCGTCGGTTCTTTTGGGGATTATATGGCTGCAAAAGATCCTGGGTATGCGGCCAATCAGCTTTCGCCAGAAGAAAGAAGGACGAAGGTAGAAAATAAATACGCCGGGAGTATCGCTGCCGCAAATACTGCGAAAGATTTTATTGATCAGGCCACAGCTTTGGAGGATAGAATCAACGCCATTCTAAAAGCTAGACAAGATGATCCTTCTTTGGAGCCCGTGTTCAAGGATGATGCGGAGTTTGGTCTGAGCGGCCTCAATACGTCTGCTGCTATTGATCCTGGGCTCCAGGAGGAAGAAGTCTTCCGTCTTACGTTCGGCCCACCAGAGACGGTTACAGGCCAGTATATACTGACCAAGGACGGCCTATACTATGACTCTCAGTCGGGGGGCTTAGATCCTGTCTTAACATCAATATCAGGAATTGTACCTGTAGGTGACAGATGGAAATACGATTATGATCCCAACCTAGGAGGCAAGGGCGAGAAGATTGATATAGACTCTCTGAATAAATTTGCCGACAACATATTCGATCCTAATCGCGTAGATGATAGTATAGGCTTACAGGAGTATTACGACCAAGATCACTTCCTTCAGGTGGTAAAGCAGCAGAGGGACAAGCTAGTGTTTGATTTGTCTGCGGACCTACAAACATACATAGATCAGTATGGAGAGGAAGACGCGATTGTTCTAAACCAGAAGCAGTTGATTATTTCAGAGATAGCGAATCATAACGATAAGTTAAACAGGAGAAAAAAGCAGATTGAGGTAGCCGTCAAAGCTCCTCAAATTTACGGCGGCGAGTCTCAGCCTATCTACGGACCAGGAGAGGTGCCAATTAACGACTTCTCTTACTTGGCCGATTATAATTTACAGGTTGACCTGGAAAAACAGAGGGCTTTAGTTTTTGAGCAAGCAGAGGTAACGGGAATAGTCTTGCCACTTAATCCTAAGTTTGTTCGCTCTAGCCCAAAACCTAGGTCTCTAAGCTACGAGCACCTTAATGTCCCAACAATAGGAAAAGGGAGTATTATCTATTCTCCTTCATCTACAAATAACACAAACGCAACAGTTCTGTCCTTAACTGACAACATTGTAACTGATGGGCTTTTCTCCATTTATAACTTCCTAGATACTAACTTAGAGTTGCCTTCATCGACAAACTTCCAAACGACTAATTGTGCTACAGAGGGTATGTACAATAATGCTCAGTTAGTAGGAACTTCTAGACAAACTATATTTGCGTCTGGATTAGCTATACCCTACTTAGATGGAATCACACGGAACAAGAGTACGCCTGGACAGACGGCGGCAGCGTCGGCGCTTGGAAGCTTTATAAAGCTTCCTGACACCAAAGAGTACAGAGATCTAACCTATTCTCCTTCTGGATTCAGTATGGAGTGTTGGGTTCACGTTCCAAACATAACTGACGCTGAAGAGGGGTGGCTAAGTAACGGGGCATCTTCCTTAACTAAGGTTCTTATTGGATCCGAGAATGTTGGTATAAAAGAAGGATTTGATAACCTAGATCGAACGGGGAATACTAGGGACCTAGACTTACTTCCAAATAATAAAGGGGATCAATTAGTAAGAGGAGTTGTCTGTGGGTTTACTAGGGACAGAAGAATAACGCAGTTATCTACTTCGTCTAATCCCATTGGATTCAGCAATGACAACGCAGCAAATGACCCAGTATCTTCTCTGAGCTTCTTTATAGCTCCAACGATATCCAGGGATGCTTCGTCGGCTTCTTTCATAAACAATGATGAGTGCGCCAACTACCCCACGTTCCACAAGATGAAGGTTGATTTGTCTTCTACAGCGTTTGGTGATGTTTCTTCTCAGTTCGTTCTTGTAGGTATCACCTGCGACCCTGAAAAAAATGAAATTAGTATGTACGCTGACGGTAATTTAGTGGCTACTTCCTCCATATCAGATGTCTTTGGGGTGAGTGAAAATGGTACGCCTTCTTTACCGAACTTTAAACAGCGCAATAGTTTTGAATACTCATCTACAACTGTGGACGGTCCTGAAATTCTGAAGCAAGGTCCGCTGCTTAATCCTTTCTTCACTCCTTGGATAGTTGGAGGAGGGTATACAGATGGAATGTTCTTCCGAGGAAACTTTATGGGTGGAGATAGAGGAGGCATAACAAGTGGTCTTCGCGGCCACATTGGAAGCCTTAAATTTTACTCTAAACCACTAGATAGTACAGAGGCAAAAAAGAATTTTGATGCTCAGAAAGGCTTCTTCAAAAATATTAAAATCTAATGGCAGCTAATAGCACAGTTTTAAGGTTTGGTGAAAGACCAACTAAGTATGAAGAGCAAGCCCCAAGGGCAAAGCGACAGGAAATTTATGGTCTCACTTTTCCACTTGGATCAAAAAAAGATTCTGGAGGAATTTTTAAAAAGAATAGCGGTCGCGAGATGATTCGCCAAGCAGTAGTACAGTTACTTAGGACTGAAAAGGGGGAGAGGTTAATGCTCCCCAACTATGGCTGCAATTTAAGAAAGTATTTATTTCAGCCCATAACCCAAGAACTATTCAGTAATATAAGAGAAACAATAGAAACGTCTTTTAGAAATTACATTGTTGGGGCACGATTGTTAAAGGTTGGAGTTTTTGAGACGGGAGAGTATGACGCGGCGGGAGGAAATCAAATTAGGGTTGTTTTGTCAATTCAACTATCGACGGACGACCTTGAAGTATTTGACGTAGAGGCAAAAATAAAATGAACTTTTCTGGGACAATAACTTCGGACTTTATGAAACTAGCTCCTATCGCTTTAAACAGGCGAGTGGACTTGATAAACTTTGCCGCAACGGACTTCCTTTCTTTAAGGGACTCCTTGATAGATTATGTCAAAGCAGTGTATCCTGATGATTACAAATATTTTGTGGAGTCAGATTTAGGTATGATGTTTATTGAGTTAGCGGCTTACATGGGTGCTGTAATGTCCATGAAAGCTGACATGCTCGCCAACGAAAACTACATAGCCACTGCAAAACAAAGAGCTAGTGTAAAGAAGTTACTGGAGCTAATAGGTATTAGGATGCGAGGGCCATTGTCAGCAGCGGCAGACGCTCAAATAACCTTCGATTCAGATTTAACCACTGTAGGTTCGGTGAGCATCGGCCCAGCGCAAAGAACTTTTCAGGTTTTATCGCCTGAAGATGGGGCGCAGCTAACGTATACGTTATACAAAGTAGTTAATGGTTTGGTGAATCAAGCCACAAGGAATGCTACTATTGTTTTAGATCCTGCTTCGGAAGGATTGGGTGATGAGAAAAATGTTTTTCAAAACTTAGTTGTTCAGGAGGGGTCTTTAGTTTTAGAGGGTGGAGAGTTCGCTGCTACTGAGGGACAGAAGACAGTGCCTTTGACTGACGGCCCAGTTGTCGAAGGCAGCATAGAAGTATTTATTGACTCTCCTAATTCAGATTCTAACGGAGCTTACTCAGAAGTGGATAGTATTTATTTCGCTTCGGGTGCCGATGACAAGATATTTGAAGTAGTTTATGATGAGTTCTATAACGCTACTGTGGTTTTTGGTACAGGTGTGGCGGGGATATCTCCCCCGGATTCGGCCAGCTACTCAATATCCTATAGAGTTGGTGGAGGAACAAGAGGCAACTTGGAGAAAGATGCTTTAGCTGCCTCTGTAGTCGGGACTAGCGGAGTAAACTCTTATAACGGAACAATAAGAAACACTTCCAAGGCAACAGGCGGTTCAAACGCAGAAACAATAGAGCACGCTAAGAAGTATGCTCCTCTAACTTTTAGGAGACAGGATAGGTTAGTAACCTTGACGGACTATTCCACGTTTGCTAACACTTTTATAAGCACTTTTGGCACCGTGGGAAAAGCTACCGCTGCTACGCGAAATGCCTACTCTTCGGCTAACACCATAGATATTTATTTGTTAGAAAAAGCAAGTGACCTTCAATTGCAGAGAGCAACGAGTAACTTTAAGACACAACTACTTGCTGCTATGAATGAGAAAAAAATGATGACAGATGACATTGTTATCGTCGATGGTTTAATCAGAACATTAGATCTAGTTTGTACCATACGAATAGATCAAGAGCAGCAAGAGAATGAGGATACAATAAAAGCCAAGGTAAGAAATAAGATCCTAAACTACCTGAGTATAGATAATACTGAGTTCGGAGAGGATTTAATTGTTTCAGACCTCAATAGGCAAATTTTTGAAGTTGATGAAGTGAGATTCTCCACTTTGGACAATGTGGGTCAAGACATTAGGATAGACTTTAACGAGATAATTCAACTCAATAACTTAACAATCAATGTAGAATACTTAGCCTGATGGTAGATAACAGCAAATATACACCTAACCCTAGACAGTTCTATAAATCTAATTTTGTAGAACTCTTGGAGCAATTAACTCCTAAGCTGTATATTCAAGAAGATCTCGATCTAAGTGGAACAGACGTTGATCCTCTTAGAAAAGTTATAAATACACATCTTCAAGCGGCCAAGAATTTCCCTACAATTCTGCCTTTATCCTCTATCCCAAATACGCAGACGAGTGAGTTAAGTTCTTTATCTGGTATATCACAGTATTTTGTAAAGCAGAATGGCCTTACAAATATTACTACGCAAAGCTTTAGAGAAAAAATACTCCTTCCTCTAGGAGTAAATTACTCTGATTTCGACACGCAAGCACAGTATGAAAATTACTTGTCTTCGACGCTCATTCCTAAGTTAGTTCCTCCTGGGATAACAACGCCAGGAACGATTGAGGATAACATGGCAGAGCTTTCGGCATACACTAATGACAGTGCCGCCAGCAGCGTTCATAACTATTTAGTAGATAGTCTTGGTTGGTTTTACTTCCTCAACACTTCAGCCTTGGGGGGCCTGGATTACTCTCCATCTTCTTTCGTCGTTTCAAGTTTAGCTTCGCTATTTTTGGGGAATACGCTTGAGACTGTTGATGGTATAAAGGGGTTTACTGAGTATTTGTGGAAGAATGTTGAGGCTTGCTCTTTCGGTCAATACATACCTTCTAATTTTGTTTCTGGTGCTGCTGATGCGATACTAGACCCTAGTGCGGGAGAGGTAGCAACGTACACTAGCGGAACGCAAAAGCTAGAAAATCTAAAAACTTTACTTGACGTTATCTATTCTCCTTTGGCTATTGATCGCCAGGACTTTACCGTCAAAGACGCTTTCGACAACTTCCTCGATGCAGACATAATTTCTGAAGATCAGGTGTCTAATGGCCCACACAGAAAAACACTAGCTGCTTTAGGCTTTCATTTTGCTGACATATCGGATCAAGTAGAGAACATTAAATACATCTATGACATTGAAGATGTCGATCAAGATAATATTAAGTACATCGCTGATCTTGTAGGATACAAATTAAGGGGGAATCAGTCAAACAAGTGGAGGCATCAGCTACGAATAGCAGCAGATATCTACAAAAAGTCTGGTACTGAGCAAGCTCTTCGCTCTGCTTTAAATGCCATTGTAGTTAATAGTATTCTTGACCTTGATGGAAAAATTGTTCCTCTCTGGGAGTCTTATGTACCGTTTCTTATTTGGTATGCTTTAGCCACGGGGTCTCCGCTATTCAAAAACCTGAGGACTTGGACTCCTGAGACAGCTAAGGAGTCAGGAGTCATATCCTATAGTAGTAGCAGTCTAGAAGAAAACCTAAAGTTAGTAACAGATTCTATTCTCCTAGACTTAGTTTCAGCGTTCCCACAAAACTTCAAGTATTTTGGAGAAGAGTTCCCTTTACCTAGGTTCTATGTTTTAAATGAAGATGGAACTAAAGGGGAGTTGTATACCGTATTAGGGGATACTAAGATGAAGCCCTGGCATGGTCACACCGTAACAGGTCCAGGTTATCAGGCCATACGAAGACAAGCTATCGAATTTGGTGAAGAGGCGCTGTGGGATCGTGCCGTGGGTCCAGGACCTTTTGGGGAAGGGGTATACATGGCAGGTAAACGGCACCCCCTGGGTCTAGAGCGTCCTACCTATCTTCTTTTTGAGGGAGACCCAGAGTTCCTGTTTAATTATCGAGGCAGGTTTAATTATCCCATGCCTCCCTTTGAGGAAGTAAAGTATTACCGAGATTCTGTTGTTAGTAAGCCTCTAGCTGATCTTTTGGTTGATCGGCTAAAGTGCTTTAAAGTAGACCCTACTCTTGCTGAGGATGTAGGAGAATACATCGTTAGTGCTGCGGTAACCACAGACACGAACATAGGCTCTTTGAACGAGTTCTTAATGTTCTTTAGTTCCGTTCAACATCCTCCCAATTACGATGATGTAATGTTCAGCATCTCAGACTATGAGAAGAACTTATTAAGCTTGTGGAATGGAAAATCTTCTCATGTCTTCTTGGACTTTGACGAAGCCAGCTTTGATTTTAGAAACTCCACTCTAGAGGCAGATTCTAAGTATGCATTATATGAAACTGCTAGAGTAGCTCAAGAATATAGTCCGGCACATACTATACCTAGGGTTAACCTAAACGCTAGTGCGGTAGACGAATTTATAGTCTCAAGCACAAACTTCCTGTATGCTGGTTTAGATAGTGCCGATACTAGGGCAGGGTATTCTTCAGGTTCCGTTTTAGGAAATGCGGAGATAAGTGGAGTTGAGATTACATCAGATCCAGGAAGAGACGGGTTCAGCACATTTAAACGAGATCAAGTTGATGGTATAGACACACAACTAAGCTCAACAGACTCAATTGTTGGTCCTGCAAGAAGAGCTTTGAGAAGGAGAAACTTTAGGTATGTTCTTCCAGAGGAGGGGTACTACGATAGGACGGGCTTTAACGGCCCTGTGAGCTACGATCCTTCGGTTCTAGAGAGATCTATGGCAAGTTCCTTAGGTGAGCTTACGCTAGGTTACGTTGCCTCTGCGGGTAAGTTTTATCCTGTAGAGGACCATACAGAAATATCAGGTGTCTGGCATATTTGTGAAGGGTTACAATCAAGCAGCGTCTTTTCTGGAGTGGACACAAGTAACACATTCCCCTACAGAGGGCTAAAGGTTCTAGGGTCTGATGCCAAGAATGAAAACATTCCTTCGGATACTGATCGCTACGTTGATCGCGGACAAACACCGAGGATAGTAAGAACCATGCACTCTCTTCTTGAGAAGAAAGCCAAGACCTACGCAGAGATGCAGGTTTCAGCGGACCCCTCTTCTTTTGATAATGACTCGTATTGGAAGAATCAAGTTCAGAGCTTCACTAACTCTGCCATAGCTAGTGGGTATGTCATAGACTCTTACTCTGAATATGAAAACTTTAGCTTTGGTAGAGGACTACAAAACCTATACCGAGACTACTGCACAAGTTTTGGACAGCACGGATTAAGCCCAACTATTCAAGATAAAACAGGCGGAAATATTTTTGCTCATGTTTTCGGAAAAGCGTTGTACAATTCTGATTTTAAGATCTCAGGTGCTAATGGAGCTTCATTTATTCAAACAAATTTACGGGAGTCTACCCCTATAAACAATACTAATGTTTGGGCAGACGGTGGAGTAGGCACGTTCACAGCCAGCAGCTTGAATCAAGCAGTAGTTCCCTTGGTGGGTACTTATGTTTCTGGGGAGGCATTTGATTTTAGAAACCCCACTATTCTCAGCGGAATAGAGTTTTGCGATATCTCAGGGGCACCTAGTAGAAATGAGTTTAGAGTTATACATCTAGACACTAGCTCCGCTGTCCCAGGGTTTGACAATTACTTTTTAGGCAATCCTGTGATAAAATGCAAGTCCGTTGGCGGATTACCTAGAATTCGTTTTGATGTTTCTTCCTATGGGGACATGCCTAACATGCTTAATGCACAGCATAAGTTTACTCTAAATGTAAAAGCTTTAGTTGCAGATGAAACTCTTCCTGACCTAGGTGGTGGTAGATTAGGTGTTTGGATTCATACCGAGCCAGAAGAAGATTTGATGTGGTCTTGGACTACTGATGGAAAGTGGACCCCAACCGAAGTAAGTAGCCTAAGCATTGATCAGGTAACAAAGAATCTGTGTCACACTTATTCGTTCCCAAAAAGTGTACCGGACAGGGCCACGCAGGAATACTGTTTGAACTCTATCGAGGCACCAGAACAAACAGTAAATGATAAATCTCTTATTTTAATAAGGGGGGATTACTTCCAAAACTTCAAAGTTGAGTTTGATACAAGAAACTTTACAATATACAACAACTACGAATACAAAAAGATTATTCCGAAAACAAATGAGCAATTTAAGTTAACGGATCAAGTCCATAAAGATCGTAATTATGTTATTGAGGTTTTCTTCTTACCAAACAATAACGATTCTAAGTATTTACTTATTGATTCTATAGACTTAGAGGACTCAACGCTTAGGTATGAGGCGGGCATATCAACGGGCCTTGGGTTAGAAACAAGCTCCAGACCGCTTATACCCTTTATAGAAGAGTATAAGTACAAGTTAGACAAACAAGAACTCGCGGATGTTCTAGGCTTCTATAATGGATTAACAGGGCAGAGAGCAGGAGAGAATACTACCACACTAGCTTCTAGAGATGCAAGTATAACTTCAGGGACATTAGAGTTAAGTGGAGGTAGTAGGATATCTTATAGGGTTCAGCCTGAGTGGGTCAATCACACAGATGGAGCTAACGGAAACTATACAGTTGTGGAGTTTGATAACTGATGAGAGGTGAAGTAGAAGTTTGGAGTGGAGACGAGCTAATCCTTAAGGAAGCTAACATGCTAACTGATGGAGCGGGTGAGCTATTGGCAGATATCATGACGGTATCCCCATCACTAGCTACGATATCCGACCCAGCAACGCAAGCGATTTTAGACACATCTAACTATACGATCCAGGCAATATCGTTTGGCACAGGGTCCGATGCTTTTAAAACAAATGCACACAACATTGATGGTAAAAAAAGAAATTTGTTTGGTCAGCAATTAGGGGATATACAGACTGGGCGGTCTGGCAACATAGCTCTTCTAAGGACCAATAGAGAGGACGGAAACACAGCTTCAGTCGATCAACCTGTAGCCACTTCAGTTCCGATTTCTCCTGATCCTGCGTTAAAAGAATTAGAGATAAATACAGATTGCTCTGCGCTTTTTTCCGGTACAGGCGAGATTATAGAAATTAGCTCTATTTTTCCTGGTAACGGACAACTAACGAACTTCTTATTAACTCCTGCGGTGGATGACGTTATTAAGAATACTCAACTTAGCTCTGATATTCTTGCTTATGGCGCAGCTTCAATTTTAGGTTGTTTCCCAGAAGGAAGTAGTGTTTCTCGAACAGAAGAACCGAGTAGAGTTGTTTATTACGATTCGGATTCGTCTGCCTTGAGGATAGAGTCTTCTGGTGGTTATTTTAATGAAGTAAGCTCAATGGATATTTCGGGGTTTGTCACCGCAGTTTCAGGAACGGCGAGTACAAGCGGACTAACAACGTCATCCAATGCATCCTTTGCAACTAATGGAACTGTTGAGTATGCAGTGACCTTATCAAGATCAGATGCCTTGTTTGCTCATGCTTACGGAGGCATTTTTCATTTAGGTCTTTGGACCATAAACATGAAGGAATCTCTTCTCAATGGAAATACACCGCCTTTTGGGTTTAGTGTACTAGATAATCCTAGAAAGTACAGGCTGTTTTGCAGGAAAGGTGTATCAAAAGATCTGACCTACATAGAAGACGTTACAGCATATGAGGATCTAACAATAAAGTGGAGGCTTCACTTCCTATGAAAAACTTTACAGAAGAATTAGGTATTAACGGACACCTTACCATCATAAAAAAGATGAGTACGGGAGAAGAAGAAGTCCTTCTTGACGACTCTAACATAATCGTTTCTGGTATGGGGGTTGGTCTTTCTTACTTGTTTGCGGCTTCTGGGTCTAACAATATCTTAGACTATCAAATACAAAAGTTTCAGCTTGGAGTTTCTGGTCCTCCTGCTGGAGGTGTTACTAGTGCGATCAACGAGTTATCGGGGTCCCTCACATCTGTAGATGAGTACGGGACGGGAAGTAACTTAGCTATTTTTGAGGGGACTCAGATTGTAGGTAACAGCGATATCCCTGGTAGATTTTTTGCCGAGATACCTGCGAGTAAAATCACAAGGATTAATGATAGCTCAGTGAGATACACGTTAGTTGTTGATGAGGAAGCAGCAAACGGTTTAGAACGTGACGGCAATGATGCAGCAATAAATGAGATAGGAATGTTCATGAAGAATCCGAGAGGAAGTGTGGACGATAAGCCGATCTTAGTTTGTTACAGAACATTTAGCGATATAATAAAAACTAATGATTTTAGTTTAATCTTTCGGTGGACAATAAACTTCTGATATGGCATTCAACCAAAATGATATCTATACAAGCAGCGGCAACGTAGTCCTGTTTAATTCGTGGACGCCTTATGTGTCTAAGTTCGATACTAGTACCTTCTACAACTGGGAGCAGGACAACGTACCTCTATATGATTTAGAAGAGCGCACTTATGAACTTTGGGAGCAGGGAGGATTTGCCACTTCTGCTGGAGTTCCTGGTCTGGCTCTAACTGTATCTGCTGATACTCCTGAGCTTACACTCCAGCAAAATCCAAATATATTCGTAGATGTTAGTTCTGCTATTGCAGCCATTCCTAAAGTTGTTCGGTTCCCTGTACTAGTGGAAGTAGCAAACTTTGGTGACCTTGGACCACTAGAGTTACACAACTTTAGAATAGAAGAAGAAGGCTCTATAGAAATTATAAATAGAAACTTCTCTAGGACATACAACGCTTCCTCAGATGTGAGAACTGTTGGAACTCCAAGCACAGGTCAGTATCTTCAAGTTCCGACACAGATTAGCTCATTAGATTTAAGCAACACGTTAACGGATACATCCTGCGTACACATCGCAACCCCTGTTCTTTCTGGAGCGGGAGACGAAAGGTTCAATAAAGTAAATTCTATTTTCTACCCTTCTCATAGTGAAAGAGCTACTCCATTAGCAGTTACCCTTTCAGGCGGCTCATTTAGATCTGGCACGGCTAATCAGTTTGTTCCTAATGTTTTTGAAAATCTAACTGAGGATGGTACGATAGTAACCAGTGATATTAGTTCGGTCAATACCGCTACTACCTCGGATATAAAGCGTCCTCAAGTAAGTACAGCAGATCCTTTAGGAGGAAACGTGTACGGCAATGCTTGCTCTAAGATTAGTGTAAAGAATTGCGATGGGCCAATATTTATTAGGCACTTCTTTGTTGACGGACAAGCCGCAAGACCAGTAGGTATTGAGGTTACTAATTCCAAAGTGGTTATTGAGAACTGCGCGGCGGTTAAGTGTCAGGAAGCCGGGTTCAAGTTTAGTAACTCGGAGGTTACCTTATCTAGGTCAGCTTTCGCTTACAGAAACTATAAAGAGGCTACGGCAACCACAAGAGAGCCTGAGCTTGGAACTG